ACGTCGTCTACCGTGCGAGTTTTTCCCAACTTTCTGATTTCGAGTTATCAATATGGGCGCTAGAGGCTTCCAACCACGACCGGACAGTAGGCGCGGCACCGTCGCCAACGGCGGCGTCATCCCCGAGCCGATCCAGGAAGACATCACCCCGCCAACTTGGTGCAAATCCGATCGGCTGAAGCTCTTCCAAAAGCTCGTCGCCGAGAACCGCGCCGCGGGCGTGGCAATTCGCCAGGTGGACGCCGACCAATACGCCGAACTGGCAGACGCCATGATCGAGCGGCGGAATGAAACCGACGGGCGCACCAAGCTGGCTTGGGGCCGGCAGATAGACGAACTACGCAGCCAGCTCAACATCGGGCCGCGCAACCGGCAACGGGCCGGAATCAAGGACACTCGCAATCCGACGGCTATAAATCCGACGCTGGCGATTATTGCACGTGCAAAACAACGAGGGAACATGGTTTGACGCTGAAGCGGTAGACGCCGCTTGCGCCTTCGCCGAAACGCTCACGCTCACGAAGTCCACAAAGAGCCGGCGCCCGGAGCCGCTGGTACTCCTCCCGCACAGCAAAAAGCTGGTAGCCAACATCTTCGGCTGGAAGCGGCCGGACGCATCGCGACTGATTCGCAAGGTATTCGCATCATTCGGGCGTAAGCAGGCGAAAACGCAGACCGCCGCCATCATCGCTCTGATCGTGTTCTTCCTGGACCCCGAGCCCGAGCAGGAACTGTACATGGCGGCGACCGACGCGCCGCAGGCGTCGATCTGCTTTGAGGCCATCTGGTCGATGATCCGCACGAATCCAGCGCTCATGGATCTGGTCGAGCCGACGCTATCACAGAAAAAGATCGCTCATCGGGAAACCGGCTCGATTATCCGGGCGCTATCCGCTGACGGCAAAGGGAAGCATGGCTATAATCCATCGCTAGTAGTTTTTGACGAGCTCCACGCCTGGGGGCCAGCCGAGCAGGAACTACTGGCCGCGCTCACCACCGGCAGCATGTCGCGCCGGGAGCCGCTGGAAATCATCATCACGACGGCCGGAAGCAGCCAAGAGACAATCTGCTACCGCGAATACGAATACGCGAAGCGGGTGCTATCGGGCGATGTCACGGACCCCTCCTACCTGCCGCTGATCTACGAAGTCCCAAAGCACGCCGATTGGACCGATAAAAAGCTCTGGCCGCTGGCGCTGCCGCTCCTCGAAACCGGACACCAAAAGATCGAAGAGTACGAGCGCAAGTTTGACGAGGCCATGGCTCGCCCTGACCTGCAAAACCAGTTCCGGCGCCTGTACCTGAACCAGTGGACCTCCGCAGAAACCCAGTGGATTCCGATTCACGAATGGGACGACTGCGCATCACCCACGCCGATTGACTGGGCGGAACTTCGCCGATATCCCTGCTACGGCGGGCTCGACCTCGCCGCGGTCCACGATCTCACGGCGTTCGCGCTGTGCTGGCCGGTGGGCGAAAAAGTTTACTACAAAGTCTGGGCATACCTGCCCGGCGAGCGTATCGAGGACCGGAGCAAGCGCGACGGAGTGCCCTACGCACAGTGGGCGGCTGACGGCCACATCCGGCTTACTCCGGGAACTACAACTGACTGGCGCTATGTCACCGCACACATCAAAGAACTGGCCGATGAGTACGACATCAAGGCCATAGCGTTTGACCGCTACGGGGCGCGCGACACCGCCCGCGAATTGCAAGACGCTGGACTAGACGTGATCGACTTTGGGCAGGGCTACCAGTCAATGAGCCCGGCCTGTAGGCGGTTTGAAAAGCTGGTCTACGACCGGGCCGCCGTCCATGAAGGCTCGCCGCTGGTCCGTTGGTCCGTGGACTGTACGCAGATCACGCAGGCGCCGGGAGACTTGATCAAGCCGGTGAAGCCGGAGCGGATGAAGAACTCGAAGCGAATCGATCCGGTGATTGCCATTGCGATGGCAACCGGAATTGCAATTATCGGCCAGCCGATTAAATCCATTTGGGAAGGAGGCAACCTTGAACCTTTTTGGCAAACTACTAACTAAGCTCGGGGCCTCTGAACCGCCAGATTCTGACTTCTGGTACCGCTCGGTTACGCCGTGCTTCGGCTCATTCCTCGGGCAGTTTGATAGCGCTGAAGGCGCCCTTCGCATCAATGCGGTTAATGCTTGCGTGCGCTTGCGCTCGGAAACCATCGGTTCCCTGCCCTGCCAGGTCTTCCGGCGCACCGGCGACGGCCGCGAACTCGCGCGGGACCACGAACTGTACTATCTCCTCCACGATGCCCCCAACGACGCCATGAGCGCGTTTGAGTTCTGGCAGGTGGCCGAGCAATCCCTCTGCACGGACGGCAACTTCTACGCCCTGATCCAGCTCGACGGCCGCGGCAAGGTGCGCGAGCTGATCCCGCTAGAGTCCTCGAAAATGGACGTTCGAAAGGACGCGGAAACTGGGCTATTGGTCTTCCTGTACCGCGAAGGCGCCGTCACGCGCGAGTACGTGCAGGGCGACATCCTTCATATCCCCGGCATGGGCTACGACGGCGTGACGCGGCTGAAGGGGATGAGCCCGCTGGCCTACATGCGCCAGTCGCTCGACCTAGCGGCCAGCGCCGAAACCTATGGGGCGAACTACTTCCGCAACAACGCGGCGCCAATGGCGTACATCACCGGGCCGAACGCGATTTCTGATAAGTCAAAATTCCAGCTCCTCGATTACATGATGCAGCGCTTCGGCGGCGTCAAGAACGCCGGCAAGCTGGGCATCCTCGACGGCGGCATGGAGATCAAAACGGTGCCCGTGAACCACACGGACATGCAGTACCTTGAACTCCGCAAGTTCCAGATCGAAGAGATCGCCCGCGCCTATCGCGTGCCATTGCACATGATCGGCGAACTGGCGCGATCCACCAACAACAACATCGAGCATCAGGGCCTCGAATGGTCAACCAACACCATCCGGCCCGAGTGCACCCGCATCGAACGGCGCATCAACATGCAGCTATTCGGGCCGCGCGAGTCCGCCGTATTCTATGCCGAGTTCAATTTGGATGCACTCATGCGCGGGGATTCTGCGGGCCGCGCGGCTTACCTTTCCGCTATGCGAAACATCGGCGTGTTGAATGCGAACGAAATTCGCGCCATCGACAACCGCAACCCATACGAAGGCGGCGAAGTGTACATGGTTCAAGGCGCGATGATCCCGGTGGCGATGGCCGGGCAGACACAACAGAAGGCGGTGGCGCAGTGAAAACGACATTCATCCTTGGCGGGCAAGTCCTTGCCGAAAGTGCCGACGCGAAAGCACCGCGCGAAATCATGTTCTACGCTGGCACGCCCGTGCTGCGCACTGATGGCCGGAAGATGTTTCACCTCTCGTTTTCCATGGAACCGGACGCGGTAGACCTTTCTCTCCTGAATAGCGGCCGGGCTCCGTTCGTAGTGGATCACGTCGAAGACATCGACCACACGTTAGGCGTCATCGAGCGCGCCGAAATCAAAGGAACCGGTCGGGCCTTCGTCCGCTTCTCAGACCGACAGGAGATGGCCGGGCTCATCGGCGACATCAAAAGTGGCGTGCTCGCCAACGTCTCCATGGGCGCGCGAATCACCGGCGAACTCGTAAAGGCCGAACCGGTCGAAACTGGCGTTCCGCACCTTCGCGCTACCAAGTGGCAGCCGTTCCACGTCTCGCTCGTCTCGCGCGGGGCCGACCCGTCCGCCCAATTTCTGAGTGACTGCCAAATGGAAGTACCGGCAGAACTTTTCACCGACCTTTCTGCACCCACTGGCGCGGCCAGCGAAGCAGATCAGAGCGAACAAAAGGCACGCCTGGCGCTGGCAATCAAACAGCGCCGTTTCCGCGTCCTTGGCCGCTAACCAATAACCAACCCGCGCCACAAGCGCAAAGGGGCAACCATGAAAAAGAAGCTACTCATTGAGAAGCTGGCCGCAACCACGGCCGAATATGAAGCGCTGCTGAAGGCGTCCGACGCCGCGGCTGATGTCGTAGCCCACCTCGCCACGACCGACGCCAAGGAAGCGGAATTGAACGGCATTAAGGCCGAACTGGCCGCCATCGAAGCTCTGGAAGCGAAGGCGAAGGCCAACGCGACGCGCGAACCGGGCCGGGTGACCAGCGACAACGAAGCGAAGCGGCCGTTTGCCAACTTCGGCGAGCAGCTTGCGGCCATTGCCTACGCCCAGTCGCCGGCTGGCTCGTTCCACGGCTACGGCGGGCAGATCGACAAGCGCCTGTTTGAGACGAACCTGGCCGCCTCTGGCGTCAATTCGACTGTCCCGAGCGAAGGCGGGTACTTGGTCAGCACCGACTTCTCGACGGTCCTGATGCAGAAGGCCGCCGAAATCGGGCAGATCGCGCCGCTGGCGTTCGATGTGCCGATTGGCGAAGGCTCGGACGGTATCGAGCTGCCGTACATCGACGAAACCTCCCGCGCCACCGGCTCCCGCTGGGGCGGCGTGCGCGTGTACCGTGCCAGTGAGGCCGACGCGCCCACGTCCACCAAGCCGAAGTTTGCCCGTCACGACCTCAAGCTGGAAACCCTCAAGGGATTGGCCTACGTGACGGACCGGCAGTTGCGGAACGCTCCGGCCACCAGCACCATCCTGGAGCGCGCGTTTGCGTCCGAGATGGCGTTTGTGAAGGATAACGAAATCTGGCGCGGTACCGGCGTCGGCCAGTGCCTTGGATTTGCGACGCAGAGCTACGAAGGCGCTTCGCTGCTGGTTTCAGTGACCAAGAAATCGGCGCAGACCGCCGCCACCTTCGTCATTGAAAACGCCACGTCGATGCTGTCCCGTTTGCTCGCCAGCCCCGGCGACACGATCCGCTGGTTCATCAACCGCGACGTTACCGGCCAACTTCCGCTAATGACCATCGGCCAACAGCCGGTCTTCCTGCCCAACGGAAACGCCTCCGGCTCGCCGTACTTCGGCACGCTGTTTGGCTACCCCGTGGTCATCGTGGAGCAGGCCGAAACCCTCGGCACCGCGGGCGACGTGGTTCTGGCGAATATGTCCAAGTACGTGACGATTTCGCAGGGCGGGCTGCGCTCGGCTCAGTCCATGCACGTCCGTTTCATCTACGACGAAATGACGTTCAAGTGGTCCACGGATTTCAACGGGCACGCGATGGTACGCAAGCCGCTGACGCCGTTCAAGGGCAGCGCCACGCAGTCGCCGTTCGTCACGGTCGAAACCCGCAGCTAACCAATTCCACCGGGCGGGCGGCGCGTAGTCGCCCGCGCATGAAACGAAAGGGAAACCAATGCGTTACGAAGAACTTCAGAATCAGCATTTCATCAAGGGCCTTGATCCGGTGGCCGATGCCTTCGCGGGCACTGTTTCATCCGATGTGGTCGATGTTTCCAACCATCAGGGCGTGCTTTTCGTCGTCTATAAGGGCGTCGGCACCACTGGCACCAGCACGATCACGGTCGAAGCCTGCGACGACGTGACGCCGAGCAACACCACGGCGGTTCCGTTCTACTACAAGGCCATCACCAGCACTGACGTGCAGGGCGCCGTTACGGCCGCCACGTCTTCCGGGTTCGCCACCACGGCCGGTTCCTCGCAACTCTACGCCGTCCAGGTGGACGCGCAGGAACTCGCCAGCGCGGGCTACAAGTACGCCCGGCTGAAGGCCGTTGAGGTGGTCGATTCGCCCGTGTTGGGCGGCATCGCTATCGCTCTCATCGGTCCCAAGTTCGGCGGATCCGCCACCAACACCGCTATCGACTAGTCCTCTCCTCTCGCCTGACCGGGGCGGCTCCTCCGCCCCGCCGTTTTAGTCATACAGCAGGGAGTCAATTGACCCAGCCGACAAAACTGCGCCACAGGCGCACGTAATCGGAACAGGGAATGACCGCCAAGCATCCGGCCCGACCTTTTCGGGGCTATCCCAGATAACATCGT